GTCCTATTGCTGCTCCACTATCCGTAGAAGAATCTCATCTTGGTATACCTATAGCTGATAATGTTAGGCGTGGTATATTTCCTGGTATAACTGAAGACCTTGACCACTTCGCCGCTAAGTTCCCAATCTTTGGAGATAAGATTGCACCTAAAGTAGGTGAACTCCCACGTGGGTTGATGTCATTAGCTTCGCTGAATGATGTATCTTCTAGGATAGCTACCCATGATATGATTAGGTATGATTACTATGAGTTCGCCAGGCAGCTAGATATCCTTGGCCCAAAGATGAATCGTCAACTACGAGGTGCTATAGCAGGCGATGTAGCTGCTGGATTTGGTCATGTTGATTGGGAAATACTTGAGCAAAGAGTTGGTAAAGATCTAACCGATATTGTCAAAGGTCATATTACAGGTGTGGGACAGCGAGGGCCGGATATGGTGGAAGCCATAGAAGGACCAATAGCTGCTTTACTGGATCTCAAACTAAGCCATAATATTGATAAGGCACTCAACGAACATCCTTGGATGGATGAACCTTTCAAGAATTCTATTATGGAATTAGTGCGTAATGGTAAACTTCATTCTGGAAATCTTGATGAAATGATGCCTCAGTTTGCTGCTATGTTACTCGAGTCTAATCATATCTACCAAGCTTGGTGGGCAGATCAGATTACTGATGAACTAGTCCGTCAAATAAAGACTTTCACTCCTACAGATGTAAAGTCCGCTATGGCTATGCTGGGTCAAGTAGATCTTATTTTGGAAACAGTCCGTACTAAGATGAGTAATGTATCACAAGCTGCAGCTGTCCGAGGCCACCAGATCAAGAGTAGTACAGTTAGATCAGGTCTACATTCAAACTCTAAGGATGTCATAGAAAAGATGTCCAATAGCCTTGAGGCAGCTATTATAGACTTGAGAGAAGATATAGTAGCTAAGTTACGGGTTGGAGTACCTGGTATAACACCAAGTAGAGCTAATCTTATGTTACGCAGGTTAGACTTTGTTGAGCAGGATATGCGTAATCTGATAGCTGCTGATGGTCCTAGGGTTATGGAAGCAAGGCGACATGAGTTAGTATTTATTAGGAGAACTGAGTCTCTTGAGTCAGCTAACCTCAAAGTAGAGCAAGCTTGGAATGATTACTGGGCCCAACATTACAGGATAAAGGCGGATATGTCAGATATTGATGACGCACTTTTCCTTGAAGAAGGTGGTATCAAACCAGAAAAAGGTATCCGTGAGCCTATCTCTACGGAACTTACTTCTAGTGACATAGCCTTCATGTATGCAGGTAGAGATACAATCTCTTCAGACATGGTATCCAATATTTTGGATAAACAATCACTGACTCTAAAGACTAAAGAAGAGTTTATAGCTGAGCATATGGCTACTGCTGAGAGGCAGGCTGAAAAACGTAAGGCTAAGGCTGAGGACTTCGGGTTCAACCAAGGTAGTGTTGGTAAAGTCTATGATGACTTGTTATCATCTCTATCATTCCAGCCTGGTTCAGGTTATCATGAACCTCTAATGCAGGCCGTTGAAGGGGTTAGGAATAGTCTCTACGATTCTCTTTGGAAATCAAAAGTAACGCCTGAGGACCATGAAATATATAGTAGGGTTATTAGGCAAGTTGCTAACAATATAAGACGTACTGATATCACTGATGGATATTGGGAGCCTAAGATAACCCGTATCCCCAACAAGGATATGGACCCACAGTGGGATAACCCAATCACTAGTCCTGATGATATACCACCAGGATTTGTACATGGTACTAGTGAAGGTAATATCAAAAATATCCTCAGGGATGGACTTACTCCTGGATCTAGCCTAGAACCCTCGGGTCAAGATGTATACTCTACCAGTGATGTAATAAGGATTCACTACTCTGGTGAAGTAACTGGCCCAGACGCATCAAGGTCTTTTGCTCCAGAGTTCAAAATCCGTAGTAACAATACAACACTTCAGCCCAGTCAAATATCTGCTATAGAAATAAACGCTCAAGATATAGCAGTACCAGGAACTGATGAAGGAGTCCGCTCGGCAGAAGAAGTAATCCAGGATTCTGGTGATTTTGCCGAATCCTTAGGATTCCCCAGAGATACACCTGAAGTCATCTTCGACCAGGGTAGTCCTAGTGAAATGCGTAGGTTGGAAAGAATCCTTGATAGCCAGGAAACTGCCCCAGGCTCTGGTGTACGGGCAGATGGCCAAGCTGTAGCTATTGGACCCGAAGGAGTAGAGGCTCAAGTAATCAAGGATATAGAAGCTAGTGGTCTAAATATTGCCATCTTCCGTAACACCTTTGATGAGGATGGAATCTCCACTGGTATGGAGTTGATAAAGCCTGGTCGACGCACTCAAGTCTCAGGTACTCGTGCTCTTTCAGATGAAGGTAGACCAGTTATTGTATACCATGGTACCTATAGAAATTTTGAAGAGTTCTTACCAGATTCTAGTAGTAATTTCAATTTTATGGGCGCCGGCATCTATGTAGCTGAGAACCCGGCCGTAGCTGGGAAATACGTTGGGGACATGTCTCATAAGTGGACCGCTAGAGGTAACCTAATTTCAGAGAGTCCGGCTGATTCTCAGGTGATAGCTGATGACCTCAACATCGACTTGACAAAGGTGGCTGACGCTATAGAGCATTCACGTACTGCACCGGGAGCACCAGAAAAGATTAGGTTATCCAGGTCAGAGGTTGAAGATCTATACTGGGTTACTGGTAAATCAGATATCCGCCAGGACACTAGCGTTCCAGTAGATCTTCCCTTTATGACTCATCAGGCAGATGTACTTCCTGGGGAACGTTCTATAACCACACTTGAAAAGTATCTTAGAAGGATAGATTGGAACAGTGTACCCGAATCAGAGGATATTCCTGATGAAGTGGCAAATATATCTATTAGGGACGTACATTTTGAGCAGGATGTTCCCCATGGTCCTATCCACGTAGAGGTTGATTTTGACCAAACAGTTGATGCCAGACCACAGGTAAAGACGGCTCGCCTCAATGTCCAGAATCCATACAAAGCTGACCATGCTATAGGTAGTTCAGAGGTTCGTGCTGTCAACGCCGACCCGGTACAAACAGGTGTTACCTTCGAAGCCTCTTCCGCTTTGGATGAAGGTGCTATATCTACTGAAATGAATATGGATGAGGTGTTCGATGACTTCAAGTCTATAGGTCTCAAGTCCGAATTTCATACCTCCAGGTATGATACTAAGCCTATCCCTGAGACCTCAGAGTTTGGTGGCCTACAACTCTTCGTAGGTGAAGAAGCCATAGAGGGTGGGATTGAGGCACAGTCGAGAGCTAATGCTGAAGTCTGGGCGGAGATTCTAAATGAAGGTGCTGACCTCACGCCTGGACCCGTCTTTATTACACAGCAGGACGTAACAAGTAATAGTATCCAGAGAGTAGTCAAAGCTACTCCTAAGATGAAGCATGAAGTTGAAGCAGTAAGGCTTCATAATGAATCCTTTACCAAGGAAACTTCTGCCGTTCAAGTACCTGCATTTGAATTGGACATGGATGTAAGGTACCATGGTAGGACTTACAATCTCCGAGGTACCATGCAGACTGGACCATCCTATGAAGGTGAGGACTGGAGTAGTGGAGGAGCATTACTTATAGAACTCCACACCAAGGGTCAGGAATCTGCTGGCGTTATAGGTCTAGTAACTGGTCTTCCTCCCGCAGACACTGGTATTGTACAGGCTCTTACCGACAACGATCTTGTTCGCATAGGCCGTAAGGCTATGGATGAATCGCCTGAAGATGTAAAGAGTATAGGATTTATAGGTCGATCAGTTGGAGATTTAGATGTTGGTATGGCTGAAGCCGGCGCTCCATTGGTGGGTACCAGAGAATTCTTTGAGCGAGGACGTAATAAAGAGGAATGGGTCCTCGAAGTAGACTACGAGCAAATACGGGGTATTGGTCAACCAATCTCCAACGCTGATGGTTCTACCACCAGGGTAGAAAACTTTGACTACATTTCTGAGAGTGAGGAATTTGCTGACGGTCTCAAGAAAGAAGCATTTATACCCGTCTATAATGTGAAGAAGACCTTCCTTGACCCAGTCAAATCTGCTGAGTCTAGGCTTCAGCATAACCAGTTCATGGCAGGATATGATGAGTGGACTAGCAAACTTGACTTCAGTCATCTGGATGATACTACTAGGTCAGCACGAGAGCAAGATATCCGCTCCATGAGGATCGAGCTTGAAAAAGTATATGAAGATCCTAATTACAAAGATTTCCATCCTGAAACCGACCAGGTCAAGTCGGTCCGTAATATCAATGTTTACCCAAACTTACGGGTATTATCACACCTCATAGACCGTTCGTGGACGTATAATTTAGGTGGCCCCTCGACTGGTCAGTCCGTTGGTAATGTGCTAAAAGAGATATTACAGTCTGGTGATTTTGACAGTATTAGGCACTACGGTGGGCCCTATGGTGGCACCTTGAAATCCAGAACAGGTGGAGATGCTGAGGGTAGAGTCTGGATACTTTGGGATGGCAATCAAATCCAACTCCCGCAGGATAGTGTGGACAAAATTCTTATGAGGAGAGATATACCTAACCCAGAATGGACTGATATCCGTGAGCGGGCTGCTCTTGCCGCCAAGGAACGTAGGACACTTGACTACCCTACCTACAATAATGATACAGCACTCAACGCTAGTGCTCAATCCATCTTCCCGTACTTCAATTATGAAGCCCAACGATGGCCTTGGATTATGCGTAACATGCTATCACGACCAGGACCTTTACAAGCTTGGGGTCGATACACAAGAGATAGTGATGGTGGCTATACTCACATACCAGGAACAAACTTAGAGATCAACCCTCTTAGAGGCACAGTATGGATGGGTGGCCTTAGGAGACTTTATAAGGCTGACTACCCAGAGTATGCTGACCAATTTGGATTTGGAACAGAATTCCTTGACTACATAAGTAGGCTAGGGTTCTGGCCTGGGATTCACGTGCAACTACCAATCACTATGTTTGGTGCTGCATCTACTAGTCATCGACCACAGCTAGGTGAGGTATTACCTCCAACTGCTCAAACTGCCTTAGGTGCTATTACGGCAAAGTTCCCTGATGCAGGATTTACTGCTGCACTAAATAATATAATATTCCCAGATAGATTCCGTGACTTCAAAATTGCTAACCTACTGTCCGAGACTGAGTTTGGTGGACATGATGGTGTTCAAATTTGGCAGAAACGTAAAGATGGTATAGCCCTAACTGCTACTGAGCAATCTGCATGGAATAAGACTGCTCGTCACGTAGCCATTATATCGGCTGGGCTAGACTCACAATTTGGGCTATTCAGAGTTAGAGGTAGAGAGAAGATTGAAGCTCTTGAAGCTTTACGTCAAGCTTACTTTGTCTACACTGGAATTAGCCCCGAGCAGCAGATAGAAATATCTTCTACTTTCGCTGCTACAGGACGTAGACTAAATGATGTTGTAGCTTTAGATCCGATGGACAGGTTTGTTGTGAGAGAATTCCTCGAGAAGCATATGAACCATCTTCAACAGCAAACTGCACCTCTAATGCCATCACTCCTTGGTGATATCCAGTCTAAGACTATTGAGTATCACAACCAGATTGAGGATATATTTGAGGGGGCTCGTCGTAATGGGTTCGTAGACACTGATGCTATATCTGGAGCCGAATATCAGTCTCACCGTCCTATTGAAGCAATAGAGTTAGATTGGCGTGCTGGGGTAATTACTTCTCGTGATGCCATATCAGAAATAAATGATGTTCTATCCTTTGCTATAGACAGCGTCAAAGGTATAGGTGACTTGCCTAGGTTTGAGGGTGTGCCAAAAACCCGATTCGAGCGTGAGCAGTTCTATATGGAACATAACATACCTATGCCGACTTGGTCTGCTGGACAAGAGATCTTATGGGAATACTATAACCTTGAACCACGGCTCAAATTCAACCCTGATACTGGAACTATGGAAAGGGACTTTGACGGTTACTTTGCTCATATAGATATGATGTTTGAACTTATGGGTCCTGAATTTGGACCTCGTCTGCTTAGCCGTATCCAAGCTGACTGGGCTGATATGCAAGTGCTAAGGTGGGGTGACAGCCGTGAATTTATAAGGCCATATAAGAACATGAGAGCTATAGTCCAACGACGTCAACCTGAGAATGAACAGGCAATTATTGAGCGGTTCCTCAGGTCTGAGGCTGCTGAACGCCAGAACATACGTGAAGAACTTAGACCTGATGGTAGAGGTGTTATAGCTAATTGGGAAGCTGAAGTATCTCAAACTCGTGAGAACTTGAGACTCCTCAATCCTGAGTTAGATTCTGTACTCCTATTCTGGGGTGAAGTATCAGGTGTTCTTACTCAAGAAGCCCAAGATATGTATAATGACCGTGTAAGAAGGGAGCGCCCTGGAGTTCAGACCCTTGAAGCAACTCTATTGCAATAGGAATGTTATAGCATATAAATTGCATTAGATAACAATTGACCCGAAACAACCAATCTGATATACTAGATATATCGAGGTAGATCTATGGCCGACGACCAGAAAACAGTACCAGAATCTGACTTCCTCAGGGTAAAGTCCTTGAAGGAGTCAGCCGAATCACGTGCCAATACGGCAGAATCTCGTGTGGCTGAGTTGGAAACAACCGCCACTTCAACCAATAAAGAATTACAGGACCTCAGAAACTGGAAAGCAAGCAATCAACCAGTTGTCTTAGAGGTGGCTCAGCTCAAAACCGATCTGGCTAGCAGCAAAGAACTAGTAGGAACCTTGGAAGAGAATGTGATATCAAATATCACCAAATCTGCCAGGGAACTGGGTATCTCCGAGAGTGATCTTGAAGGTAAAACGGTTTCACAGATTGAGTTACTTATGATTGGTGCTCGTAGCATCAAAGGTGAGTCCAGTAATGGGGATGATTCTTCTACTAGTGATAGTAATATCGACTCTGAAACCTCTGGCGACGGCGAGAGTAGAGACGAAAACCCTAATACTAATGAAGGAATCAACTTTGCTAAGATCGGCGGCAACCCTGAAAAGTCTGCAGTAGCTCAGTCTCGGTACTTCGTTGGAGGAACCAATGGAGGGCAGGCTAATGTACCTGCCAATGACCGCGAATACGCCGGGGCTCAACGAGAGCGGTCTCTGGCCAGACAAGCTGATCGAACGGCAAATAAAGTTTAGAGGTAAATAAATTGCCCACGGAAATTGGTCATTGGGATAACCTCGCAGAGGCCCAAAAAGCCACACAAGAAGTCCTCATCCCTGGCGTAATCGAAGAGGATATCAAACGTGGTGGACCTATCCAGTTCCTTCCAGTCCAGCAGACCTTAGGCCTGCGGGTAGACTACCTTCGTGAGACGGCGAACCGTCCACAGGCAGCCAAGCTAGGACCTGGTGGTTCAACTGTCGCAACTTCGGCAACGACCTATGACAAGCAGCAACGAGACTTGTCTATTGCCTACATTGAGACAGACCTTGACAAGTTCACGGCTGAGACCTATGGCGGCCTGAACAATTACGCTAACCTTCAGTTCAAAGAGAACCAGAAGGCTATGGTGGAGTTCCTGAACGATAAGTTCTTCTATGGGGACGCCACTTACGCTACTGGTGACGCTGAACCTGATGGTTTACACGCTCTAGCAGCGGCTTTCCCTACTGGTATAGGTGGTGAAACTAACGGTCTCAACATAGAGGTTTCTGGTGCTCTGACCATAGCCTCTATGCGGAAGATTTTGCGGAACATGAAGTATGGTGCTGACGCCATCTTCGTGCCCCACATTGTTGGTGACCACATTGACGCCTACACTCAAGAGGCTGGTCTAAGCAACGTCACCAATGGACTCTTCCCTACTACAGTAGACGCTTTCGGGCGAGAGGTACCGTCCTTCAAGGGCATACCAATCATACGGACCGACTTTCTACAGGAAGAGACCGCTGAAACTGGTGAAGGTTCTAATGCTCGGGCGAAGTCATCGGGTGCTGCTAACTGGTCCATCTTCTTCGTGAAGTTTGGTCAGGTATCCGAAATGGACCCAGGCGTTGGCCTTCTTGTTGGTGGTAATGGAATGTCTCCAGGTGAAATGTTCTCTGTTGAGGAGATCGATACACTTGAAGGCAAGATTGCTTCCAAGCAGAGGCTACACACTTTCTACGGGTTTGGCGACGGCTCAATTATGAGCATTGGCCGGATCTTTGACATTACGGACACAGCTATCACAGCTTAGTCCATAGCGCCGGGGTGGGCGGCTACTTCCCACCAACACTCTCAAACGCCCCTCCCTGGAGGGTTAGGAGTTAGAACATGGCAGTTACGCCATACACGATTGATAGTCCGATGGGCGGTTACCACTATGGAGTGAAGCAACTCCGTAATGGGATTACCATTGATATCCCTGCCACTCATCCTCAAGTATTTGACCCATCTGTCCTGGAGTCAAACTGGAACGACTTAGATGTCTATGACATTGACACCGTGCAGAAGTTCCCACTTGGTACTGTGCTCAAACAGAACCGCCGAGTGTGGATGTATGCTAGCTTTGCCGGCACCGTCACAGTAGGTGACATGGTGGTGTCTGAGGCTGACGATGATGGCTACGACGCACTGGCGCCTGTGGCTGCAGATGCTGGTGTTACTGAATTTGAGATATCCCCTCCAGGTTCAGGCACAGACATTACGATCAATGAGTTTGCTGGTGGTTACGTTGAGGCTCAGGCGAATGGAACTCCAGGGTACTCATATGAGATCATGGCAAACGACATTCTGGATATGAATGGTTCTCCAACCATGACGGTAAGAATCTTTGGTAACACTGCTGTGGCACTTAGCACCAGCGATGACCTGGCTCTTATCAAGCATCCAGCCAAGGATGTGGTCATTGCTCCTACTACACTCCTGAGTCCAACGCTTGGTGTCTGTCTGACAGCCCAGGCTGCTGACCAGTTTGGGTGGGTTGGAGTCAAGGGTCCACACACAGTGTACTTTGAAGGTACTGTGGTTGACGGGGCCGAAGTCCGTCACTCAGAGACTACCGCTGGCTCTGTGGCAGGTATGGACTACACAGAGTCAACCGCTGAGTCTGACTCTGGTCCAATTGGACGGTTACGAAACTACTCAGGCACTACCACATTTGGTCTCGTTGACCTCTACGGTAAGGGCATAGTATAACCATTGGGGGTATTCAGTTAGGCTGGCCCCTAAACAAATAGTCCCTCTTAGAGGGTAGCGACGAGGCAAGCGAATGTCGTTGACAACTATAGGTGATGAGACTATCACTATATCAAGTGCTTCACTAGGACTCACAGCTGGGTCTGGTGGTGATCTCATCAGGTCTGGGCAGACCTCTAGTAGTGGGGTAGCATCTAATCTCCCATCTACTACTGGTGCCCACAGGTATAATATGCCTGGTACTCGCATGGCTAGAGTTACAGTAGTCAGTGGAGCTATGAGAACTTCTACCAATGGGACAGTAACTGCTCCCACAGACGGTGGAAACTTTCCACTCTGGTCAGCCACCGAGTCCTTTGAAATCTGGGACCTACCAGATATGTCCACCTGGCGGGCTATCCGCGAAGGTGGTGTTGACTGTGTCATCTTTGTTGAGTACGAAGGGACAGATGAATAATGGCTATTCGTAACCTTCGTCGTACCAATGCAAACCAAGAGTATGCTGATATATTCTTGAATGGTAATAAGCTCAAGCTGGATGTAGATGATGACACCTATATCGTTTCTGACACCAACGACGAAATTCAGTTTTTTGCTGGTGGCGTTGAGATTGCAGAGTTTGATGCGACTGCGATAACTCTCGCCAATGGTGCTGATCTTGTTATTAGTGCTGCGGATAAGTTGTACTTCGATAATGCTGGTGATACCTACATCTGGGAAGAATCCGGTGACGACCTGCATCTAGTTGTGGGTGGCGCGATTATGCTTCAGTTAGACCAAGAAGCCGGTATTTCTACATTCAACCCGTCGTCTGCTAATTACGATTTTAGGGTATTGACGGATGGTGGAACCTCTGCCATCAATGTTGATGCTGCTGCAAACGCTGGAAAAGGTGAGGTCAGCCTTGGATACACGGCGAATCCTGATGGGAACAACCGGGCGTGGCTCAAGATATACCCGCCAGCCATCTCCACGGCTTCGGGCAAGGCTACCTCATGGATGAGCATCCAGCCCGACTACGCTATGACAATGGCCGGGACTGTTCCGTTTGTCGCAACGCTCCAGTTGGAAGAACCGAACATTACAGAGCCCGACGGGTCAAATGTTGTTTCGGTAGCTGCCACGCTCTACATAAAAGATGCGCCAACTGAGGCTCCAGCAGGTAAAAATAGTGGCATCCACATGGAAGCTGGGGCGTTCTATGTTAGTGATGGGCATGGCACAGATGGTGAACAGCTTACCTCTGGTGGGGATGATGCTGTTTTAGACTGGGCTGCTGCCAGTTGTGTGCGGAGTTCTAAAACTGCCATCGTGGAACGGGATAATAATGATGAAGTTCTTGCGACACTGGTGAACACGCCAGTCCACGACTTCAAATATAAAAATGACCGATCACTTTCCAGCACCGGAGACTACGACACGGACTATGTTGGTGTCATGGCTGACGAGGCTCCGTGGGCGATGCACCACAGCGGACGCATCCTGAATCCGATCAATACATTCGGCTACACAATCCAAGCCTTCAAGGCTCTGGAGAAACGCATACAGGAATTGGAGTCTAAGTAATGGCAACTAAAGCACAGATGAAAACAGCACTTGGAATCACAGACAGTCAAGTGACTAAGGCTCTTGCATACCTTGACCGGGTATCCCCAAAGCTTGATAGCTCAGGCGATGCACGGGCAAATACTATAAACGATTTCCGTGACCATATCGTTTCACATTACGGTGGGCAGATTAGTGGAGACTTGAAACAGCAAGCTGCTTCCCCTGCCTGGGACTAGGGAGAGTATATGAGTCCGGTACATACGAAAACTGAGCGACGTAAAAAGGGCATCAAGCGTGGTGCTGGTGGCAAGATAACGAAGGCATCTCCTAGCACGAAGCGCGCGAAGCCGAAGAAGAAATACTAATGGACTTCAAGAATTTCACTGAAAAATTCAGACCGCAGGTGATGGCTGTAATAGCTGGAATCGTGCTTATGGCTATGGCAGCGATGCGCTGGGACGGTCTTGAAGAACTGAAGACCGCCGCCCTTGTGTTAGGTCCGATAGCGATGGCAATCATTAACAAGCAGAAGTCAGAAGACTAGCTGGCAGGAGGAATAATTACTTAGGTTGATACCCTACCCGATGACTAAAGACCATAATCCCGAGGCAAGCAAATGGGACTTCTAATCAATACAACTTTTACCGATGTTATCTCTGGGAAACCAATCACTGTACCTAGTGATGGTGAAGATTCAGAATTAGTACCGGCTACTACGGCTACTCTACTGAGGGCTTTAGCAGAACAATTACCGAGAGACTTCACTACCCCAAACGATGACGCTTGCTTCTCTTTTGTATTCTCTATAATGAGAAACAATCCAAATGAACTTTACTGGACTATCCCACCTAAACACTTTGAACAACTGTTTGGTGTTGATGGTGAAACCGGAATAGTTATGAGAGATGTCCCTAACATGCAGGCTTATATGCCTGGTCCAAATGGGCCAGTCCCTGTAGAGGGTCGACCTAAGGTTATTCCTCTATTGAGAGCTATGCTCTCCATGAATACTACTGGTGCTCTCGAAGCCATGCGAGGTTCTGATATAGATGAACCAGCGGGTGAACTTACCGAAATGAACTCATCTAACTAATCATGCTTACTCTTTCTGCTGCCCTAACTACTACTCAGAAGCTGGCTAGTCGTGAGCCTAACATAAAGGTAGTTATTACTGAGGCAGAAGCAGCTAGTCCTACTGTTGCTACCTATTATACAGGGTACCATGCTTCATCCAGGGTCCGATCTATAGAACATACTGAATCTGCTCAAGGCGGAGAGATGACCAAAATTACTCTCTTCGATGGAGATCAATCTATAGCTAGTAAGGACTGGACCGGGCGTAGGGTGGCAATCTTCTATGGTTATAATAGTACTGGTAATGGTACTGGAGCCAAATCTGAGGATTGGCATGAAAGAGCACCACTCTGGGTAATCACCCATGAGGAGATTAGAGAAGAAGGTTACCAAGATATAGTTCTAACCTGTGGAGATATCTGGTGGTATATGGCACAATATCCTTCGGGTGGGACGACAATAGGTGATGTACCAACCTACCGTGGTGACGAGATAGGTGATTATCTTGATAATGCTTCTCCTAAGGGAGTACTTACTCATCTTGTTCCACCAGGATATAATAATGCTCTAACTAGTGCAACTATAACTGACGGTGTACCTCTAACAATAGATGATAGTGATGGATTAGTAGATTCAGCTAGCTATCAAATTGACTTTGAGTTTGAATGGGGGACTACAGCTTTTACTATAGTACAAGCTATGTTGGCTTGGACCGAAGGCGGGCTTCGTATGAGGAAGCACGGCGATGATATGAGGTTTGAGCACCTTGATGTTGATGAGTCTGTAACCTATACCTTTGGTACTACCCATGAAGTAGAGGCAGCTACCCGTAGGATGGGTATTGTATTTCCTAATGAGATTATAGTAACAGATGTAGCACCTATGGTGAGTGCTAGATCTGGTGCGTCTCGAACATATACCGTAACTGCTAGTGATAGTACTAGTGCTGGTAGAATAGGTAAAATAGCTCAATTGATTACTCCACCTCAAGGAACTAAAGATTCATGGAGTAGTGCTAAAGCACAGAAGATCGCTGACGCCATATTACATCAGAACCAGCAATCCGCCTCAGTAGGCTATATGATAACTAAACCTCATATTGGATTGGAAGTCCATGACCGTATAACTATCAACTATACTAGTATATCTGGTTGGTCATTCACTGGGTTTGTAACTCAGATCAAGTGGATCTATGTAGCCAAGACAGGAACATTCCTTCAAGAGGTTCAGATTGGTGGTTCACGTACCCGACTTAGTTCTTATCTAATTGGTCAAAGTCTAATAAATCCTGCTGCGATTGCAGCGGGTATCACTGAAATACCTCCAACTAGTGGTGGTGATATCCGAGACTTCCCTGAGCCTGATCCTGAATGGCTTGCCAGACAGAGGATTGAAGAAGAACTTGAATTAGGTCGAGGACCAGTAGTACCTTTGCCGGTAGAGGAACCTGGATTCCGTAACATAGGTGAGGATGTGGGCGCTGGTGAGATTGATGAAGCTTTTAGGAGTATACCTCAACCTCGCACGGCACCTCAAGTATTCCAGAATATTGGTGCTGCAGTAGGTGAAGGTGAATTGGAACAAGTATTCCAATTACCTGACTTTAGTATAAAGTCTGCTACTGAGGAACGTACAGCAGAACTTAGGGAGGCTGTTCTCAATCCACCAGAGGTAAGAGATCCTGTTGGTGAAAACTTTGCTAGGCGCCTTACTGATCTGGAAGATGATACTGGACCGTCCCGACCTAGAGTTGAGGGAGAAGCATTCCGCAGAGAAAATGGATGGGAGGAGAATCCATAATGTCTGGGACTAATTCAGTTACATCAGTCCGGCGTATTCAGAGGCAGGCTCAACAATTACCACCCCAATCTATCGTAAGGAATGGTCACCTCAGGGCTAGAACTGCTGAGTATTATCCTGAATATTTCAACCGTGTAGATCCTACTTCTATAATGACTGGAAGTCCTGCAAACCCACTCAGCTTGAACGGGTGGAATGGATCTATTGTGGCAGGTCCAGATGTAGATGCTGGAGTTGTAATCAATGAATCTGGTATAAGGATAGCAGGTGGTAGTACTACTTCTGCCCACTTGTCTTTTGAGAATGCTTCTTGGGTCAGTAAGTTTCGACAAGTCTATGTACCTGGTGATGATTCTATTACCATGTACTTGGCAGACGGTGTAGACTTGAAAATCAGGATGTCTAATGGTAGTGTATTACCTGTAAATCAAGAAGCATTGGGGTCTCATGCTTCTTTGATTACTAGTGGAGTAGATAAAGCTTGGTCTCATATAGTAGCAGACCAGTGGATTGGCCAGTCTCTTATATTTGAAGCTGATGAGACTGCCTCTAATGTGGCTGACGTAGGTGCTGTTACATCTATCTACCGTGATGATACGGGGGTGGGCGGCAGCGCCGGTAACCTTATATATAATGTACCTACCTCTAGTATCCATGTATTCCAAATAAATAATGTCCCTCTATTGACAATACCAACCAATACGCCAGAAAAAGGAGCCTTACTATATGCCGAGAACACCACAGGGACTGGCGTTTGGCAAAGGGACCAATTCAACGTTATTGTGTATGGTGCTGACAGTGGTGGTGGTAGCGACGCATCTAGTGAAATACAGGCTGCTATTGACGATGCAGAAGCTGCCAATGGCGGAGTGGTATACTTCCCTGAAGGCACATATAAGATCAGTACGAAGCTAGAACTCAATAAGGCTGACCCTGGTAATAAGCGTATCATATTGTCAGGATTTGGAGCCACTATCAAACCTGATACTAACACTATCGCTCTTGAAATAGATGGTACTGTAGGTAATACTGCTGTTGGGTATGAGATCAACGGTATTCACTTTCAAGGACAGTCAACTACTGGCACTACGGGTGTTCTTATCAGGGATCAGGACCGTGTATCTCTAAGGAATGTAAGGTTTGAGGACCTTGCTGTTGGGTTACATCTGCAGGTGGATGAAGATGATTCTGGTGATCACTGGGTTGAAGGTACTTCACTTGTTGATGCCTTCTTTAGTAATTGTACCAAAGGTGTTCACTTTGATAATGCTGATTCAGCACCATCAGCTTATGTATCCTTCTTTGAAACTTATTTTGAGAATGTAGGTATTCAAGGTTCCGCTACTGGTATTGATATAGAAAGATATGCTAACCTAACTCGATCAGTGTTCAAGAATATTTCTATCTGGCCTGCTGCTTCAGGTACTGGTTGGTCTATAGATGGTGATATGAAGAATGTACAGGCTGACATTCATGTGGAGAGGCAAGCATCATCTGTAATAGGCGTGAGTATTGGTTCAAATGCGACCAATATGACTCGTTGGCATCCACACTTTGATTTTGTAGATACCAGCGGTAGTTGGGCTGCAAAGATTTTGGATCCGTCACAGTTGATGTTTCCAGCTATTACTAGTCTTGGACCTCTAACTGGCTGGTTATATGCACATGGTGCGGGACCACCTATTGGTACTATAACGGCAACAGATTCAACTGTGGCACACGCAGCTTTTACCTTGACTGGTATGCCAGGAGTGGAGTTCTCTAATAATGTTGGTAAGGGATATATAGCAAGAACCTTCCGAGTACCTGATGATTGGGCTGATGATGGAGATGACTTTGCTATCCAAGTTATCTGGTATGTAGATGGCACTGCTAGTACAGATGATGTGTTTAGTCTAAATGTTACAGTTAGAGGGGTAGCTATAGGTGAAGATGCTGGCTCAGGTGGTGCTTCTGAGAATGAAGGTGCTCATATATCTACGCATGTTAGTGGTACTCATACTGGCAGCAACGGAGCCTCAGTACTTACAGACTCAACAGCGTCGTTTATAGGTGATAGGGTTTCAAGCGGAGACACCGTTACTAATACTACGGATGGCTCGTCAGGTACTATCTCCAGCTCTAGTAACATTACTGCTACTACTATCACGGCCAGCTTGTCTGGTGGTACTGATAATGATTGGGATAACGGTGATGCCTTTATTATCCTAACATCACCTGATGAGGAATTACAATCTACATATCATTACTTTACTGATGGGGTACTATCTAGGGGTGATCTTGCTAACATAGTACTTGAACGTGATGGTGGAGCAGCTAATAATGACATAGATGTGATAATAGTAGATGTAATCCTGTGCTATAGAAGGAACACATAATGGCAACACTTGCGACATTCCGCACAGATATCCGCATAGACCTTGACGCCGTTGGAGACACGACTAACTTCTCTAACGCTCTCATAGATCGGGCGGTACAGCGTGCAGTACGTGACCTTAGTAGATATATTCCTAATGAGAAAGTGTTAGATCTACTCATTGATACCTCCATATCAGACGACTCTTTTACCTCTAGTCAGGGTAATGCTGTAGCCTTGGATAATAAGTTTATCAAACCTGAATCTGAAGTGGTTCACACTGCTGTATCTAAAGGTGGTACCAAGTATACTCGTGATACAGACTATACTATGGACTATGCTAATGGTACTATCACTGACCTGGCTGCAGGGTCTATGGCTGATTCCACCACTCACTATGTTAGCTACACTGTAGATGAAATCACCGCACCTCTTAGTAGCCTGAGTTCTGATCTACTCAAAGTGCATAAGGTAGAATATAACCCTATCAACCTACCTCAACAGTTCTATACCTTCGCAGTATGGGGTGATACTCTTTTTATCCGTGGACGTAGAGACTCGGAGCAACCTCAACTCTTAGATGGTAAGCACTTATGGATATACTATTATGTCCAGCACACGGCTCCTACTGCTAGTGCTAACGGTACTTACCCACAAGAACTTGATGAGGTAGTAGTCAAGGGTGCACTGGGGTACCTGATGCGAGCTAAAGCTTCATCATTCGCTTTGGATGGTAAAGGTCACCATAGTAGTGCTGCTGTCCAGCTAGCTGCTGCTCATACGGCTATGGAAAATATCCGTACAATTATAGATTCAGCCAATGCTCATTTCACTAATATGGATACTAACGTAGATTCTAGTGTAACTGAGTTAGCGGCCATTCTTGGTGATCTCAAAGGTACTACCGGTACAGGAGATCCTCTTTATGAGACAGATCTTGGTAATACCGCTTCAGATTTAGCAACCACTACCTTAGCTGAGATAAATACCTTCCTCACCACAAGTTCCGCAGATGCTCTGGCTCAACTTACCGACATACAGAACCTTGCTAGTGGTCCACTCAAAGATGCGGATACTGAGCATGATGCTGCGGTTACTGAACATACTGCTGCTGTCGCTGATATGGTTCTCGCAGAAACTGACCTAGCTAGTGCTACTGATGTATTCGCTGCACAAGATGACTTTATAGTTACAGGTTCTGTGCCTAATGCAGAACAATACCTCATTGATGGTGACGGTACTATCTCTACTATCAATGATGGCGAGAATGAAGCTGAACTCTATAACAGGTATGCTGCCACTACTCTAGGCATAGCGGACCAGTATGCAGATAATAGAAAAGATCTTATAAATCAGGCTGCAGTTCATGTAAGGTTAGCTGAATCTAGGATAGCGAACGCTAATTCCAAGATAGCGAATGCTAACTCTCGTATGCAGGTCGCTACCTCTAAGGCAGAAATAGCTGATCGGTACTTAGCCATAGCACAGAAGATTCTCAATGAGGCTCAACTCCATATTCAAACTTCTAACTCTCATAACGCTCTAGCTTCCACAACTATTAGAATACTAGAGAATAGGATACAAGTGGTTTCAGGGTACCAGGCTGCTGCCTCTCAATTTGGTCAGCAGGGTACGTTGGAGTTACAGCAAGCCGCAGCTTACCTAAATGAAGCTCAAGGTCGTATATCTAATTCGGATGGATACGTTCGCCTAGCAGAGTCAACTACTCTATTAGGTATAGATTATCGTAACCAAGCTGATTCTTTGAGGGAGGAATTCTTTGTCACTCTAAGATCTAGGTCACTATTTGACCACAAACCATTTGATGCCCCATCAGACTAGGATTAGAATTGGCAGGTAGATAATATGTGGTATATCAACAAACAGAAGTCGGAAGATTAGGTGGTGACTTATGAAACGTATCAAGGCAGAAGTTATCTCTATTGCGGAGTCTGTCTGGGCTAACGTAAAGCCTCAGATAACTGCCGTTTTCAACAAAGCATCCGACCATGTGCTTGCGATTGTTATCGCGTCCCTCACCGTTGGAGCAGGTGCTGTTACAACCACGACGGATATTCAAGTTCCGATTGTTTCAGATGTGGTTGATGCCGTACCGTATATCGAGCCAAAAGCTGTTGAAGCAGCAGAGGCCAAAGAGGACGCTGCCGCGCTTGAGCGTGAAGAATTGCGCGACCGTATTTCTCTGGTACTTGATCTTGTTGGCTCCCTCTCTGACAGGGTGGATACTGTGGCTCCAGTAATTGCCACGAAGTCTATTGACTATTCCTGTAAGGGAAACCAGGGCTCTGTGTCGCTGTCGAACATCACAGTGCTGAAGGCTGCTGCTCATACGTATGCTGCTGAATTCCGAGGCATCAACGGTGGGCGAATCTTTATGCACACTGGCGATTGGACCAACATGCAGGGGAAGCAGCTTCTCGCTACTTCATCGGTTGTGTTCGCTA